CTTTTTGAGCTGCAAATTGGTCATTTCCTAATGGTATACTGGGTTTTTTCCGCACGTGAAACACGCGCTGAATGTTTTCTTGTGATAGAGTAGTATGTCAGCATCACAAATTTTGCTGGCTGGACATGGTCACGAAGACCAGTGGTTGTCAGAACACCCAAACAGAACCTACTTTGAGGTCAAGTACGAGAAACCAAAAAACTTTATGGCATATTCGTACGAAGTTCCATTTGACCAGACTGCAGTGTACTACGGCGATACATCGACTTGTAGGCTTCCGACAAAAGGTGACTTTTCGAAACGATTTACCCTTCGTTCAACTTTACCGGCATTATATGAACCCTTAGGACCTGGATATGTGTATCCCTTGTACACAGACCAGGTGTATGGTGCCGTGTACATCCCAAATGGAACCGTCGCTATCCAGCCCGGGGATTTTGTCGGATACTTTAACACACAGTTCCAGATTGCATGGACGACAAATTTCGTAGGAACAGCCAACATAGACGTGGCGTACGACGCTTCACTTATCAAGTTTGTGTTCACATCGACAGTGTACGATTACATTTATTTCCCAGATGACATGAGCGGTGTTTTTTGGGGGTTTGATCCACGGTCGTTTGATTTTGTGACAACAGGGGGGTTCAAGGCGTACAGATTTGTGAATGGTGTCATTACAGCTCCATTTACACTCTATCAGGCGGGGTGGATCCGAGGGTTCACACCACCCCCTGACGTCGGGTTTTCATACGTCGATTCAGTCGCATGTAGGCTCGTCAAGAGCGCGACGCTTCTCATCGGTGGTCAGACGATTGATAAACTCACGAGTGAAAGACTCATCATCGAGGATGACCTCGGCGTCGCCTATGAAAATCAGGCAGGTCTTACGATTCTGGAAGGCAAAAATGACACGTCACCAGTGTATGCACCGAGAGAATACTATACGCGTTTGACATTTAACACCGACAAACTGAACATGAAAGCACTTTACAATCAGGATGTCCGAATCGACATTGAGTATGAAAAATTTGAAAATCTTCCTTCGAATTTAATCACAACAAACGGGTTTTTAGATGGAGCTTCGTATGTAACATCAAACCTTCAAGCTATTACAGCTGATGGTATAAATAATTTCAATGTACAGTCGGTTATCGGCTGGAAAAACTACGTCATCATGGGTCCATTGCAGTCTGATTCTTCATTTCGATTTTATAACGAAGATACCGGAACATTTTATAAATGGACGCCGGGAGGTGCTTACAGTGGTTCGTTTATAACTGTAAACGGCGGAACCATATACAGATCAGCAGGTCCGTATCTCAAAAGAGCAGATTTAAATACCGTGCTTGCAGCGAGCACAACCCCATGGACGACGAGTACGGTAGGTGTTTTTTCTGTATTTCCAGTCATCCCATATGGCGATGCAAATAACACAATTATTACTGTACTCAGTGACGCTCGCTACGTGTACTTGCAATATGCAGTAAATTATTATATCATTGGGTCAACGTTTACGAGTTTGGTGAGCGGTACAGTTGATGGAACGCAAACAATATGGACCGTTACATATCGGTTTTACAATAAAACAGCTCCGTTGTCTCCAGCTGACCAAGCAGCTCTACAAACATTCTGGGCTACATATGGGTCAACTACATCTGTTGCCGGTCCAACTATATTTCCATCGAGCAGCGTAATTTCTTCAATGACGCAAGTTGGTTTAAATGTCACTGTCGTTGGAACGTTGACGTATGCAACTGCTACACTCACAGGTGCCGCACATATACCAGCAATTAATCTTCATAGTAATTTAATATGGCTACAATATGATTCGACTGGCGATTTTAACTCATCGGCTTCATATCAAATTATTCTTTTACCTTCAGGTCCCGCCACAGGCTCCCCGATATCTGTGAAAGATGCTTTTCCTGGTATTTTTGATGCACAACAACTTACAAATACGAATTATTACTTCAAGCCTGTATTCGATGGTCGATATATCTATTTTGCAACAGTATCTCCATACATAGCACAGTGGGATACACTTAGCGGCGGATATCTATTTACAGACGCTGGTACATTTTCTCCAAATCCACTGTACAACTCCTTGATGTTATCTGATGGGAGATACCTATACATGGGTTCAAGTTCTGTACGTGGTTCAAATGGAACCTTTTCACGATATGACACCACACTATCAATTTTTCAACAATCGTCTTGGGAATATTTCACAGGAGATACGTTAATTCGTGCGAATGATTTTGAATTTAGTCAAGCTGTTGGTTTTGATGGTAAATATATGTATTTTTTCACAAACTTTGTTGAACAAAGCGCCATCTTTCCAATTACTGATTTTTCAAGAGTGACAACATGGCACAAATATGATACAACAAAACCTTTTAATGATGTAAATTCTTGGGAATGGATTGACTTTCGCCCAGATGGAACAATTAACGCTTCAGATGGTTCTCATCCAAACATATCACTTCTTACTCACCGTACAAATGTTCTTAATACAGATCCGACATATAGACTTACAATACAAGGTATGAGGTTTGTCGTAGGTTCAAGATATATTTACATTGTAGAATTCGATGACTCGCCTGATCCAAACGCGACATATCAAGATTTTATTCAGTATAATCCTTTGACAATGGCGGGAACACTCGCGTCAAGCATGATTATCAAGTATGAAACCTTTGACGAACCAGCCCCACCACGTTCACAAAACCTGTACGGTCAAACAATAGTCAATGAGTTTACGATTCTCCAGGGGCAAACAGAAGGGTCTTTTCGACTCGACGTACGTGGACCGGTTCGTGAGTTTTGGATCACGGTCGATTCTCCAGGCGTTATCAACCATGTTGTATTCCGTCTGAATAACGAAATCCTCGTCGATGACGATCAAATCATGACACGATACATTCGAGCGTTCGAAGCGCACACGAGCATGCCATCGTCGAGCAATGTCTGTGTGTACTCTGTTTCTTGGGACCCAGAGCGACTTGCACCATCTGGAACCGTGAACATGTCGCGTGTCGCTGAACAATACGTAGACGTCACGTTGGTATCAGCAGCCCCCTCGAATGTAAAACTTCAAGTGTTCTCTAAAGTGTTCAATCTTCTCGCCATCCAAGGCGGAATCGGCGGACTTATTTTCGACTCGTAAAGTAGAAGAGGAATGGATTCCTCGACAGGCCCACCGGCTCAGTTTTCACACCAGGTGACACGCCTTCAATTCCCAAAAGATGTTCACTTTGGCGATGACATTTCGATATGGATCGCCAAAGTGGGTGACGTGGCTCTTGGCAACATGTACCTCCGGGTCGATTGGCCCGTCGCAGCTTCAGTCGACGATTCGACAGGCACGCGCATGATTGAGTTTGTCGAACTCCGGTACGAGAATGACCTCCTCGAGCGTCACTACGGCGAATCGCTCGAACTCATGAATGATCTCACCGTCACGACTGGGAAGCAACCGGTTCTGACGACACTCGTCGGCAAGGGTCTGACGAGTAATCTGTCGGCGTACTACATTCGCATGCCTTTTCGGCTCAATTTGCCCCTGTGTGCACTCGATAAAGCACCGGTGTTTCGTGTCAAGTTTCGAGCCAGTCAAGAGTTTTCAACCCTAAATTGGACAGCAGCTATCAATGTCAATCTGTTTGTCGATTACGTGTACGTGACCAAAGCCGAACGTGACTATTTCAAAACAGCAAAGATCGATTACCTTACCCATACGATTCAGAGTCTACAGTTTACAGTAGGTGCAAACATCACAAAGTCGTCATTCCTGACTGAGTTTACACGACCGGTCAAGGAACTGTATTGGGTTATCCAGACGGACGGATCAGCCGCCTATGACTATACGAACATCGGAGCCGAACAGCTCGTTTCGTTGCGTCTCCAGTTTAACGGCGTCGACGTCATCCCTGTCGAGATTGGAACACCTCTGTTCCTTCGAACAATTCAGGGGCTTGAGAATCACACACGTGTACCTGATCGGCAGTTTTACATGTACACATTCGCACTGGACCCCGAACACCCGACGCAACCCACTGGATCCGTGAACATGTCCACAATGACACGCCAGATGCACACACTCGAACTGTCATCGTGTGCATATTCACGCCAGATTCGGGTCTACGCCGTGACGCACAACGTCGTTCGGATTGCAGACGGTGCGGCAACGTCACTGTTTGATACAGTTCAGGAAGGTGGTACTACACTAGCTGGACTTGGAGAGTTAAGCACCCTTCCTACTGCAGGGAGCGCTCAATGGGCGACGCGTATTGGAGGTATAGGTGATGAGATTGGGAGCGAAATTTCAGTAGACGGTTCTGGAAATTCGTACGTCGTAGGGATTTATGGTCCTAATCCTGCTACAATTTATAATGCAGATGGAACTACATTTGGAACTTTGGTAAACAGTGGTTCTTTTGACGTCTATATAGTAAAGTATAACAAGGCTGGAACCGCTCAATGGGCGACGCGTATTGCTGGTTCAACTGTAGACGCTGGGTATGGTATTTCAGTTGACGATTCTGGAAATTCGTACGTCACGGGGTATTATGATTCTAATCCGGTTACAATTTACAATTCAGATGGAAGTACGTTTGGAACTTTGGTAAACAGTGGTTTTAGTGACACCTTTATAGTCAAGTATAACACGTCTGGAACTGCTCAATGGGCGACGCGTATTGCTGATGCAATTATCGAGTATGGATACGGTATTTCAGTTGACGATTCTGGAAATGTGTACGTCACGGGAACCTATGGTGCTAATCCGGCTACAATTTACAACGCAGATGGAAGTACGTTTGGAACTTTGGTAAACAGTGGTTCTGTTGACGTCTTTGTAGTCAAATATAACACGTCTGGAACAGCTCAATGGGCGACGCGTATTGCTGGTTCAACTATTGATATTGGATACGGTATTTCAGTTGATAGAGATGGAAATGTGTACGTCACCGGGTATTATAATTCTATTATTCTTACAATTTATAACGCAGATACGAGTACGTTTGGAATTTTGCCAAACAGTGGTTCTTATGACGCCTTTATAGTAAAGTATAACACGTCTGGAACCGCTCAATGGGCGACGCATATTGGTGGTACAGGTAACGACCCTGGGTATGATATTTCAGTTGATAGAGCTGGAAATTCTTACGTCACGGGGTACTATGGTTCTAATCCGGTTACAATTTACAATGCAGGTGGAAGTACATTTGGAACTTTGTTGAATTCTGGAATTAATAATGCCTATATAGTCAAGTATAATACATATGGAATAGCTCAATGGGCGACACGTATTGCTGGTTCAGGTAACGTCACTGGGGACGGTATTTCAGTTGACGGTTCTGGAAATTCGTACGTCACGGGAGCATATGATTCTAATATGGTTACAATTTATAACGCAGATGGAAGTACGTTTGAAACGTTGACAAACAGTGGTTTTTATGACGTCTTTGTAGTCAAATATAACACGTCTGGAATGGCTCAATGGGCGACGCGTATCGGAGGTACAACTAGTGATATTGGATACGGTATTTCATTTGACATTTCTGGAAATGTGTACGTCACAGGGGTTTATGAATATAATCCGGTCACAGTTTACAACGCAGATGGAAGTACGTTTGAAACTTTGACAAACAGTGGTTTTTATGACACCTTCATAGTTAAGTACTCGTCTTAAAGGCTAACAAGTACTTGTGATTAATGGAGAAATCGATAATGGACATATTTCTACCCGTGATGGAGTCGTCCGTCGTTCTCGCTGCTCACTACGCCAAGGCGACCGGGCGTGATTGTGTCGTGGCTCAGGACATGTGCTACGGGCTCATGTACG